CAGCACGGGCATGCCCTTGCCGTCGGCGCGCCATTTTTCGAGAACGGTGATGCCGTCCATTTCCGGAAGGCCGATATCGAGGATGATGGCGTCATAGGGCTCGGTGTCGCCGAGATAGTGACCTTCCTCGCCATCGAGGGCCTGGTCCACCACGTAGCCGGCTTCCTTCAGGGCCTCGCTGAGCTGACGGTTCAGGTTGACGTCGTCCTCGACCACCAGAATGCGCATTCGCCCTCTTCCTATCCCCTGTTACACGCCTTGCCCTGCGGCCTTACATCGGTACGCGAACGGTCACCTTGCGCGGCCGCGCATTGCCGTTGCCGGGCACCAGCACGGTCACCACGCAGCTATCGCCGTCCGGCTTGGCGGAAAGAAGCTCGCCGCCGGTCTGCGCCACCACACGCTGCGCCGCATTGCTGCAATCGCCGCCAACGCGCACGACGCTCCGCGCAGCGCCCATCTCCATGGGGGCCGGAAGCATCAGGCTGGCCGCAAGCGCGGATATGAGAAGTGGCGAGGCCATGAACATACTTTCAGGTGCGGATCACTATGATGCAAGCAATAAACGATCCACGCTGAATGGCAAATGAATGCGGCCGCCGGCCGCCCGAAGAAGGCAGCCGGCGGCCGGATCGTGCATTGAATTCAGGGGATTACGAGGCCCTCCGCACAGTCCGATTCAAGGATGCGGCCCTCACATCACCCGGTGGCGCGCCGAAATCCGCCCGAAAAGGGCGACGAGGCCGCCGACGGTGCCCACCGCCGCGACGATGAGGTCGGCAAGGTCGCCCTCGTCGCCCGCGGACATCTCGAAGCCCGCCACCTTGGCGAGCGAAGCGAGGATGGCGATGAGGGCGCCCCAGACGGTGCGGGACTGATACCAGGCTTTCATGTCGGTCATCGGCTTTCCTTTCCTAGAGCGGGAGAATGGCCTGCGCCGGCAGGCCGAGCGGGATCGCCCGGCCGAGCTGGCGCACGCGGATGGCAAGGCTCGTCTGCGGCGCGCCGAAATCGGCAAGCTCCTCGGCGGCCGCATAGAGATGGGAGGGCGCGGCGGTCTCGACCGTGCGCACCGCCGTCGCGCCCGAGAGGATTTCCAGGCGGTAGGCTTCGTTCGGCTCGTCGAGCGGGATCTCCGTGGCGAGCCAGCTGTCCGAATCGATCCGGCCGCGGCGGATCCATGTGAGGAGGATCGCCCCGCCCGCCCCGCGCCGGGCGCGCAGATGCACCGGCGAGAGCGGCGTCAGCGCCCGCTCCCCGCCGGCAAAGGCGAAGGGACCGGCCTGCCCCGGCGGCGTTCCGATGGCGTCGACGAGCCAGTTGGATTGCCGTCCCACCTCCTCCACGTCGAGCCCCAGCGGGCGCACGGCATCGTCGAGCAGCACCGCCGTCTCGCCGACGGCATGCCCCGCGGCCATCGCATCCTCCGTGCCGCAAAGCGCGCGCAGCAGGTCGGAAAGCCGCCAGCGCCCCGGCGCGATCTCGCTCGCCTCCCGGAAGCCGACGATCTCGAAGGCGCCGTTTGCGGCAAGGACCGCGATGCGGTTCGCCCCGTTCAGCACCGCCAGCGTGTCGACCGAGGCGAGCCCGCCGGCCGGAAGGTCGATTACCAGCGGCCGGTTCACGTCGAAGCGCGCGACGACGCCCGGCTCCAGCGCTTCCGCAAGCGTGCCGATGCGCGCCGGCCGGTCGAGCCGGGTGCGCACGCGATACCCCTCGCTGCTGTCCGAACTGGAGACGACCATGGCGCGCCAGGGCTGTGCATAGGCCGCGACGCGCGCAAAATCCTGCGGGCCGCCCGAGCCCAGCACCGGCAGGTCGAGGAAGACGACCTCCGGCGCGAAGGCATCGCCCGGCCCCGCCCCGTTGACCGGCTGCTTTTCCTCGCCGTCCGGGGCCGGCGCGCCGCTGTCGCCCGCCGCGATGGCGCGCGCCTCCACCTCGCGCATCAGCCCGTCCGTGATCTGCGTGATGAGGAAGCGCCCCGCCGGCCCGTCCTTCAGGCGCACCACGTCGCCGGGTGTGAAGGAAAGCGCGGTCGGCGGCAGGCGGAAGGTGACACGCCGCTGGCCGGAACGGTTGTCGCGCAGCGCCGTCTCGACGCTCGCCGCCGCGGCCCCCGCATGCAGCACCGCCGGAAGCGAAAGGCGCAGCACCCGGTCCGTGTCGCCGGCCATGCGGCGCGAGCGGGCGGTCACATGCGCATAGGCGTCCGTATCGTCGAAATGATCGAGGATCGCTTCGCCGGCAAGATCGCTGATATGCGCGCGGGTCTCCTCGAAGAGCGTCTCGTCCGGCCGCTCGGCGAGCACGTCGAGCGTTGCCGGCGGCAGCGCCGATTTCAACCGCGAGCGGAAGTGGATCCTGCCGTCCGCCTCCAGCGCGTCGATCTGGAAGGCCTGCATGATCGGCTCGATCAGCCCGCGCGCCGAGGCCTGTTCGGCCTGCACGAAGCCCGGCAGGTCGCCGGCAACGCCCGAGACGTCGAAATCGGTGAAACCGTGGTCGGTGAGGATGGCGGCGATGACGTCCGCCGCCGTGCCCGCGCCGAGCCGGCCGGTCAGCCAGTGCCCGCGCTGCCAGTTGCCGCCGTCCGCCCAGAGGCCGGCATTCTCCGGGAAGGCCGGATAGGGCCGCGCGTCCCAGGTCCACAGGAAGATGCGGCCGGGATCGACCATGCCCGGCTCCGGCCCGTCGCCCTGCCACCAGGCATGATGGGCGTCGAGGAAGCGCCGCTGCACGCCGTCGCTGCGCGCCCCGCCGGAATGATAGGGCAGCGCATTCTCCGCGCTCTTCGGGTCGACGAAGACGTTCGGCTGGTTCGCGCCCTTGTCGACCGCCGGGCAGCCGAGCTCGGTGAACCAGATCGGCTTGGAGCGCGGCACCCAGGCGGTCGGCGCGGAAAGCTCCGCCCCGCCCGGCGCCCGCTCGTAATGCGGCTTCGTCCACCAGTTCCGAAGGTCCTTGTAGCGGAACACCCAGGGCTTTCCCGCCGCCCCGTCGGCAATCGGCGTGCGGATGCGCGCCTGCCGGTCGGCCGCGCTCGCATAGTACCAGTCGAAGCCCTCCCCGCCCGTAATGAGGCCGCGCATCGCCGCCGCGTCCTCCGGATGGCGGAAGCCGTCCGGATTGCCGGAGACGATATCGTCGTCCTGCCAGTCGGAGAGCGGCATGTAGTTGTCGATGCCGACGGCCGAGATGGCGGAGGAGGCCCAGAGCGGGTCGAGATGGTAGCGCACCTCGCCGCTGCCGTCCGCCGGCTGGAAGCCGAAATACTCGCTCCAGTCCGCCGCATAGGTGATCTTCGTGCCGGGCCTGAGGATCGCCCTTACATCGGCCGCGAGCGTGACGAGCCCGTCGACGAAGGGAAACGTCCCCGCCCCGTCGCGCAGCCACGTCAGCCCGCGCATCTCCGAGCCGATGAGGAAGCCGTCGACCCCGCCGGCCGCCTCGGCGAGCAGCGCATAATGCAGGATCAGCCGGCGGAACCCGTTGTCGCCCGAGGGCCCGTTGACGGTCTCGCCGGAAACGGTGAACTGGCTCCTCTGCGCGCTGCCGAGGAAAGCCTGGACCTGCGTGCGCGCCGCGCTCGTCCCGTCGGCGCTTGCCGGATGGCAGGTGATGCGCCCGCGCCAGGGATAGGCCGCCTGCCGCGTGCCGCCATAGGGGTCGGGCAGGCCGTTGCCCGCCGGCACGTCCATCAGCAGGAAGGGATAGAGATAGACCTCGATGCCGCGGGCCTTGAGGTTCCTGATGGCCGCGATCACGCTGTCGTCGGAAGGCGTGCCGCCATAGGCGGGCTTGCCGTTGCTGCGGCTCACCACATGGGCGCCGCCGCGCGCGATGCCCGAGACGCGCCACGGCCGGCTCTCGACGCCGCGCGCGGCGGTCTCCACGCCCGGCAGGACGCGGCAGGCGCCGGCCCGAAGGTCCGTGCCGAACCAGCCGACGACGAGCCCGACGCGTTCGAGATTGGGGCAGAGGCGCTGCAGTTCGCCGATCGAGGCCTGCCAGTCGGTCGCCGCCACCAGCATGTTGCGGTTGGTGTTGCGCGCCGAGCCCGAGCCGAGCCGTTCCGTGACCAGCCGCGGATCGTAGCCGTGCTCGCTGGAGCCCGGAATGACGGTGACGGCGCGGATGGCGCCTTCCAGCGTGCCGACCGGCCGCACCACCTCGAACTGCAGCACGGGGATGCGGTTGCCGTAGGTGTCGAGCGGCAGGTGCTCGAAGACGACATAGGCAAGCCCGCGATAGGCCGGTGTCCTTCCCGCCCCCTGCTTGGCCTCGATCAGCGGATCGGGCGCCTGCGTGCGCGTGCCGCGGTAGATGCGCATCTCGACGGCGGTAAGGTCCATCTCGCGCCCGTCCGCCCACACCCGCCGGATCGAGGCGATGGGCCCGTCGCAGACCCCGACCGCGACATTGGCATAGTAGCGGTAGGTCTCCACGCGCGGGCCCCGCCCCTTGCCGCCGCGCCGCTCGACGGTCACCTCCTCCTCGAAGCGCGTCGCCCAGATCAGCGTGCCGCCGACCCGCGCCGTGCCGTAGACGCGGCTTATCGCCGTGCCCTCCTCGGCGCCCGGCACGCGCCCGTCGGTCAGCCGCGCCCCGGAGATCGTCTGCGTGCCGCTGATCAGCGAGCGGTCGACGATGGAGCCGGCAAGCGCCCCGACGGCCCGGCCGACGATCGCGCCGACGGGACCGAACACGCCGCCGAGCGCAGCGCCCGCAGCCTGGAAGAGAAGTGTCGCCATGGATCAGGAAAGCTCCGGAAAACGGAAGACGCCGGCGATGCGCCGGCGCCAGCAGGGCACGAGCGGCGATTCGATTACCGCCGCCTGCTCGTAGGCATGGATGAAACGCCCGTCCGGCGCGGCGATGCCGGCGTGCTTGGCCGCGACATCCTCCCGCCAGCGGAAGATCAGAAGATCGCCCGGCCGCATTTCCGCGACCGCCAGCGCCGGCCCGCAGTGGCGCAGGGCAGCCTCAAGCAGCCGCTCCTCGCCTGCCCGCTCCGCCCAGTCCGCCGCATAGGGCGCCGGCACCTCCGGCTCCGCCCCGTAAAGCTCCCGCCACACACCGCGCACCAGCCCCAGGCAATCGCAGCCGACGCCCTTCAGCGAGGCCTGATGCCGGTACGGCGTGCCGATGAAGCTGCGCGCGACGGCAAGGACGCGTTCGCCGGTCGTTGTCCGCGGCCCCTCACCCATAAAGCGGCCTCCCGTCGTGCACGGTCTCCCCGTCGGCATAGCCGTAGCTGAAATCGCTACCCGGCATGTGCGGAAACCCTTGGAAATTCAGTCCGTTGGCGAACTTCGAGCGACAGGTGGAGAAGCGCTTGTCGCAGCCCGCCGTCACCTCCAGCGTGTCGCCGGCGGCAATCCCCGCGGCCATCGGCAGCCACAGCGCCAGTTCGTCCGCCCCGTCCGCCCTGCGATGGTCCTCGATATCGGCCGAAAGCCCCGCCGCCGCGCCGCTCGAAAAGGCGATCACGCCATAGCGGAAAAAGCGCTCGGCAAAGCCGGAAAGCCCGCTCACCGAAAGATGCATGTCGTCCCGCACCGCCGTCACCGTCGCCGTGGCGCGGAAGGCGGCGAGGTTCACCCGGCAGCGCCCGTCCCCCAGCACGGCATCGCACTGGCGCCCGTAGATGCGCCCGCGCACCTGGTCGAGCCGGTGCGTCAGCCGCCGCAACTCGGCGCGGAACTGTCCG